TACCAAAATCAAGACCTAGTTTGAAGAGTAAAGTTCTTCCTACAACTAGGATTATTAAGAATGTAGGGAACTTAGATGATAAGATTTATGTGAATAACGCTTATCCAGTATTCACAAATATTGATAAACTACTTCAATCTGAAAGAAATATACAAGTATTCGATGATGGTGAAGTATCACCTGGCATTGTTACGTCTGTAGTATCAACATCATCAAGTATATCTTCATTGACTATTGGTTATGCTGGAACAGGATATAGTAACCTTTCCAGTCCTAATGTTGCCATATCAAGTGCATTAATTAAACGTAAGGATCCTATTAAGGAATGGAGATTTGATGGAATTAGTGGTATTATTCAAACAGTTAACTTCAAGGCTATAACACAACAAGAACCAATTGTTGCTGTTGGTTCAAGTAGTTACTACATGAATACTAAGAGTGGTACATTTTGGGAAAGAGGACAAATTGGATTTGGTGGAACTGTCACCTTTAATGGTGTAGGTATGGGATATAGTTATGCCAATCAGGGTAGTTTAAATGTCATGGCAGTTGGTGATTATGCTTCTATGGCTAGAGCAGTTTCTGTTGGTAACAGTATTAGTGCTTGGAGTGTTATAGATCTTAAAGAAGAAAGAACAATTCCTGCCATTAATCAGACAGGTAAATTTGATAGTACCTATGAAGGTAATTTCCAAGATGTTATTTGGGAAGGAACTAGAAATACATGGGTTGCAGTTGGTGCTGCTGGATCTATCTTTACTGCTGTTGGTCTTACAACCGCAGAGGCATTTAGTCAGTATTCAGGAACTCTACAACAGTTAAACTCAGTATGTTACGGTCAATCTGAATTTGTTGCAGTTGGTAATGGTGGTGCTGTAATTGCATCTAATGACGGAAGAGGATGGGGAGATAAGATTAGTAATACTGTATATAATTTGAATGACATCATCTATGATGGAAATAAATTTATATGTGTTGGTGATAATGGTACTATTGGTATTTCTACTAATAAGAACTACTGGCAACCTTGGAGTCAACAGTTACCTGCTGGAACAGTTCACCCTGCCACATTTGATTTTAAGACAATTAAATTTATTGATAACATTTACATTGGAATTAGTACTGTTGGTGACATGTACTATTCATTTGACCTTGCAAACTGGAATAAGAGAGATATAAATCATCCTAACCAGATAAGTGATATTGTTGATACAACATTTGGTGATTTTGCAAGTAGTAGAATTCTAGCAGTAGGATCTGCAACTACACACTTCTATGCAGACCCAGTAGTTAATGCTGCGACTGCTACTGCATCTGTAACTTCTGGTGTTATAACCAGTATTATTGTAAACGATGGTGGATTTGGTTATGAGATTGGCAGTAATCCACCAGTACTTGTAGAAACAGATAAGACTAAGAGAGAAGACATCTTTGCAGTTAATTCTCAAGGTGATTTCGGCGATATTGTGGGAATAAATACTTGGTTGCCAGGCAGTGGTGCTAGACTTCCACAATTAGCGTTTACTCTGAAATCTCAATACAATGATAATACTAATTTGGGATATGGTTATTCTTCACTAAATGCTCTTGGTGTTGAGTATTCTGGACTACAGAAAGGAGATTACTTCACCATTTATGACAGCTCTTTGGTTGTTGGACATGCATTAACTGGTATTACAACTTCCAGTGGTGCAAATGAAGTTGTTGGTATGGTTACTTCTGGTGATTATCTTGGTGGCGTATTCCGAGTTGAACAAATTACAACTGGAGATGCTGTTTCTGGACTTGTAACTGTTACTTGTGCATTTGAACCAGGCCCAACACCTTATGGAAACAATCATATTCAGGTTGGTGTAGGTACAACTGCAACTACTGATACCTTCTGGGGTAAATATAGTTGGGGTCAAATCTACGGATATCAGAATCGTGGTTCAGGAAATCCAACAGAATTTTTCGTCAACACACTTGATGGTAATCAAGGATTATCTACCTCTGCCGTAGTCTCTAGATTAAAACCATTAACTTAACCACACTAAATAAACCAAAGGACTAGTTTTTTAAAATGCCTGCAATTATATCCGAACAATTCAGGATTCTGAACGCCGAGACTTTCGTGCAAAGTTTTGTCGGGGTCGGATCTACTGTAAATAAGTATTATGCTTTTATGGGATTGCCTAATTCCATTGAACCGAAAGCGGGCGGTACTGTAACTTGGGCCACCGATACACCTTCTCCGTTAGATGGATTTGCGGAGGAATATGGTATTAAAGAATCCATTATTGCAATGAAAAAGATTACTGATAAGGATGTTCGCAGACTTGTCAGAAAGGTCAAATGGGTTGCAGGTACTACTTACGAGATGTACAGGCATGACTACAATATCTACAATCTCACACCTATTACTAGTCAGGGGAGTTTGTATGAGGCAAATTACTACATAGTCAATGAAGACTTGAAAGTTTACATTTGTCTGCAAAATGGATCAGACCCTGAGAACCCAAAGGGAAGGCCTTCGTATGACCAACCCACATTTGTTGACCTTGAGCCAAGAGCAGCTGGCACTAGTGGCGATGGTTACGTTTGGAAATATCTTTATACGATTAAACCATCCGAGATCGTTAAATTTGACTCTATTGAATACATACCAGTGCCCGAGAACTGGGGAAAACAAGGCGAGACTGTAGCAACAAAGTCTAACGCTATAGACGGTAAGATTGAAGTAGTTGTTGTTAATGATAGAGGTTCTAACTATCAGCCTATCTCTACATCTTTTGCTAATGTTCCTATTCTAGGTGATGGTACTGGAGGAAAAGCAACCATTACTGTAGATTCATTTGGAAAGGTCTCAGAAGTATTTGTTACTGATGGTGGTGATGGATATACCCACGGATCGATTCAATTCTTCCCTGGCGCTCCTGGCAGTGAGAGTGGTGGTGTTCTTGCAAACCTTACCAATACTGGTATAGGAACAACATCTGTTGCTAACTTTAATGTGATAATTCCACCTAAAGGTGGTCATGGATATGACATCTATAGAGAATTGGGAGCATACAGAGCTCTGTTATATTCAAGATTTGAGACAATAGAAACCAACCCTGACATTATTGAAGGTAATGATTTTGCTAGAGTTGGACTAATAAAAAATCCCACTGTATTCGGTAGTAGTACAGAATTACTAGACACCGCAATGGTCAGTGGATTAAAAGCTTTGAAACTTGGTGGTATTACTACAGCAACAACATATGCTGTAGATTCCGAAATTACCCAGACAGTTGGTGTAGGATCAACTGCCGTTGGATATGTGGCATCTTGGGATAAAGTAACTGGAGTGTTGAAATACTATCAACCAATGGGTCTTGCTTCTAGTGCAACTGGATATAAGATCGTTCCATTTACATCAACACCTAATGCAGGTTATGGAGTAACTATTAATGGATCGTCAGTGACGGGTTCATTACTCTCTGTTGATACTGCCTACAACGGTGTTAGTACCTCAATAAATAATAAGACGTACCAACTTGGAATGAGTTTCAGTTCTGGTATATCTTCGGCTGAGTTTAATACTAAGTCAGGTGAAATAATCTACATTGATAATAGAACCGCTATTCCTCGTTCTGCAAGTCAGAAGGAAGACATTAAGATAGTACTGGAGTTTTAAAAGAAAATGCCACAAAATACCAACTTAAACTCATCTCCATACTTTGATGACTTTAATGAGTTAAAAAATTATCAGAGGGTACTATTCAAGCCAGGTTTACCTGTCCAGTCTAGAGAACTTACTACCTTGCAATCTATATTGCAAAATCAGGTAGAAAAGTTTGGTAAGCATTTCTTTAAAGAAGGTGCTGTTGTAATTCCTGGCCAGATTGCTTATGATCCCGAATATACTTGTGTTCAGATCGATGATAGTCACTTAGGTATTCCTGTTTCTTTATACTTAGATAATCTTGTAGGTAAGAAGATAAAAGGTGAGACTAGTGGTGTAACTGCTAAGGTAGAAAAATATATTGATAATAGAACATCAACAAAAGGAACATATACTCTTTATATTAAGTATGTAAGTTCTAGTGATACTGATTTCTCCAGAAAGTCTTTTGCTGATGGTGAAAATCTATTACTAGAAGAGGATATGAACTATTCTCTGTCAAGTATTAGGCAGGGTGCTAGTTTTGCTACAACTGTTATTTCTAATGCAACTGCAACTGGTTCTGCATCAAAGATTGCCAATGGTGTATATTTCATTAGAGGATTCTTTGTAACTGTTGATGATCAGACAGTTATTTTGGATCAGTATACCAATAAACCGTCATATAGAATTGGTTTATTGATTAAGGAAGAACTAGTAACTGCATCTTCAAGTGATGAAGATCTTTACGATAATGCAAGGGGATTCTCTAACTTTGCTGCGCCTGGTGCTGATAGACTTAAACTTTCTACAACCTTAATTAAGAAGTCTCTAACAGACTTAAATGACGAGAACTTTATAGAATTAATGAGAGTTGTAGACGGTGTTCTACAGAAATTCATTAAGGCTGGAACAGATAACTATAATTTAATTCGTGATGAGTTAGCAAGAAGAACTTATGACGAATCTGGTCATTATTATATTAAACCATTTCCAATTGTTTCTAAGGAGTGTTTGAATAATAGAATAGGAAATGATGGTTCTTATTATTCAACTCAATTAACTCAACAGGGAAATACCCCATCAGACGACTTAATGTGTCTGTCTATTGGGCCAGGAAAGGCATATGTTCGTGGTTATGAAATAGAAACTCTCAATACTACAACTGTTGATGTTCCTAAACCAAGAACTACAAAAAGAATTGAAAATGAATCTCTGCCATTTAGTGTTGGTAGACAGATAGAACTTAATAATGTTTATGGTTCTCCTCCTATTGGAATCAGTACAGATTCGTATGTAAAATTATTCAATAAGAGAACATCAACTGTTGGTACTGCAAATGGAACCCAAGTTGGTGTTGCTAGAGTATATGATATCAAGTTGAAGAATGTTGGTTATGCCGATTCTTCTACAATTTTTGAATCATCACTATACGATATTCAAACATTTACATACCTTCAATTAAACGCTGGGACATACGTAAACCTTCCAGCATACGTTGAGGGACAGAATAGTAATGCAGTTGGGTATGCATATACTTCTGCTAATAATTCTACACAGATAACTCTTTATCAGGTTTCTGGTTCATTCCAGAAAGGTGAAGAGATCTATATCAATGGTGTTACTGCGAATAGAAGTATCACAGAGGTAGAAGATTATGGAATGGAAGATGTTAAACAGTTAGTTGGTAATGATCCAACTAATTATAAGTTTAGTGCAGATCCTATTCTAAATCTTGGACATTTACTTGCTCCACAATCTACTCAATATAC